CAGCAGCCCGGCGACCGCGATGGCGGTGATCGCCAGCACCACCGGGTTGGCCATCATCATCAGCCCCGCGCGCATGAAGCCCTTCGCCATGAAGAGCGCTGCCGTCCGGATCAGGTTGAAGGCGCCTGCAGCCTTCGATGCGATCGACGCGAACGCGCCCAGCGCCCGAAGCTTCTGGAACCACCCCCAAGCGGTCGCCATTGGCTTCAGGATTCCGCCGAAGGTAAACTGCAGCGCGCCGATCCCCAGCTTCGCCGCGCCCGCGCCGGCCGCGAGATAAAGCAAGGTGGTGGTGAGGCCGGGGTTGGCCTGCGCGAAATCGCCCACCGCCCCCAGCATGCCGCCGGCGATCTCGAGGAACTGGCTGGCCACCGGCAGCAACTTTGTGCCGAGTACCAGGGCCGTACTGGAAAGCTGGACCTTGAACTTGCTCCACGCCACCATGCCATCGTTCATCTCGCGCTGGCTGAAGGCGGATTGCACGGTGCCGCTGGCGCCCGCGATCTGGTCGCGCATCGCCTTGTAGTCTTCCATGTCCTGGATCAGCATGCGCAGCGCGCCCTGGGCCTGCATATCCTCGAACGCGAAGCCGATCTTCTTCAGGTCGCCGCCCAGCGCCTTCTTGGTGATCTCGGCGATGGCCTCCATGGGCGTCTTGCCCTGCCGATAGGCGGCCTCCATCGCCGCGGGCAGGTCCACCCCGAAATTCTTCTGGAAGGCGCGGATGGTGCCGGGCGCGTTGATCTTCTGCAGCAGGTTGGCGACATTGTTGGCCGCCTGGTCTGCCGAACCGGTGCCTCGGCGGGCGATCTGCAGGGCGGCGGTAAGGTCCGCCACCGCGGCGGTTCCGCTTTGCCCCCGCGAGCGGGCCTGCGCGGTCAGTTGCGGGAACCACCGCGCCATGTCCTTCATCTCGAACGCGCCGGCATTGGCGCCGGCGGCCATGATGTCGAACGCCTGCCCCGTTTGCCCCACGGCGAGCTTGAGGGTGTTGATGTTGGCGTAAGCCGCGGCGGCGCCGTCCGCCAGCTCCACCTTGAACGCGGTGCCGAGGCGGCCGATCGGCGCGGCCAGCTTCACCGCTTGGCGTGCATCCATGCCTAAGCCCGCAAGTACGTCCACAGCCGCGCGCATGTCTTCCGGCAGCTGGTGGGTTGCCTGGGCGGCGGCGAGAATGTTGCCGCGCATCCTGATCATCTCGGCATTGGTGAGCCCGGCCTTCTGCTGCAGGTCCACCATGCCGCTGGAAAATTCCATCGCGCCCTTGGCCGCCAGCACGAAGGGCGCGAGCATCGCGGCGCCCTGCATCATGTTCTGCTGCCCGGCGGCCATGTAGCGATCGGCCTGGGCGTGAACCTTCGCCACCGTGCCATCGATTTGCGTGATCCGCTGGCGGCGCTGCAGGGAAGCGTTAGTGGCCTTGACCGCCTGCGAAAGCTCCCGCTCCTGCTTGAGCAGCTCGAAGTTGAACGGCGCGGCGCCCAGCTTTCCGCGCACGTCCTTCAGCTGCTTGTCCAGATCCCGTGCCTCGCGCTTCATCCGGCCGAGTTCCTGCGCGCCGGACTTGCCCAGGCCCACGATCTTGCGCAGGCTGCCGGACAGCTTGTCCGTGCCGTTGAACAGGATGGTGAGGGCTAGCTTTTTGTCCATGGCGACATCACCACCTTCATGTGCTCTTCGTAGCGATCGAGCGCGGCGACGTGCCAGGCGTCCAGCTCATCCACCGTCAGCTCGAGCAGCTCGGCCAGCGGCCAGTGAAACACGAAGGCGATGTCCGCGATCAGCTGGTCGACGGATCCTGCCCGAACAGCTTGGCGATCATCTGCCGATCCGACTTCGACATAAAAAAACTCTGCACCGCTCCGCTCAACGCCGCGAAATCGTCGGAATCCATCGCCTCCACTTCCTGCTGCAGCAGCGGCGGATTGCTGATGCGCGGGATCAGGGTGATCATGGCGTTGACATCGCCCTGCACCACCGATTGCAGCTGCAGGCCGCGCATTTCGCCGGCCTTGGGCTTTCGCAGCTGCACTTCCCCGATCCGCTGTTCACCGCGCACGATCGGCTGATCGAGCGTCACTGTTTCGAAATGCAGGGCGGCGGGCGCGCTGGCGGCGGGCTTTTCGGGCTTGGGAGTTTCTTCGGGCATCGCGGCTTTCCTTATGTTCTTGCTGGCCTATCGCGTTGCTGCTTGAGGCCGGGGGATCGCGGCTCTCATGGTCCCCGCCGGGCAGGAAAGCCGCGAAGCCCTGCCCGGCGGAGCTGGGTGCGTCAGGCGCCGATGGCCGCGCGAATGGCTGCGTAGCGGTCCACGCCGCCGACGATGTAGACGCCGGCCAGCATGTCGATCTCCATCACGGTGATCCCCTGGATGATTTCCTTGTAATAGGTCAGGGCCGTGGTGATCTTCTTCTCGGTGTCGTCGCCGGGCTTCCAGTTGCCGCGGTCCAGCTCCTTGTGCCGGCCGCGCATCACCAGCTCCACGGCGGTCACCGCGCCGGCGTCGTCGGACTGGAAGGCGCCCATGGCGCGCAGCAGCACGCCGTCGATCGCCAGCTCGCCCATCTGGCTGTTCACCTGCGGGGCATAGCCGCCCAGCGTCCATTCGAAGGTCAGCGCCTCGAGTCCGTTGTCGATCTCCACCGGGCCGAGCATGCCGCCGCCGCGCCATTCCTCGGTCGCGTGGCTGATCTTGGGCGGGGTGAGCTCGCCGATCATGCCGAGATAGCTGACGCCCTCGAGGAAGAGGTTCATGTTCTTGAGCTTGGCAGGAAGCATGGCGGAAATCCTTGGTTTGATCGGGCCGGTTGCGTGGGGCCGGTTCTTGTTGACCTATCGCTTCGCTACTTCAGGTCAGGCGACCAGATCCGCGAAGCTCGCGTAGTAGCGATCGGTGATGCGCTGATTGAGCGTGAGCCCTTCCAGCGGGGCGGCGGGGGTGAACTCGAAGTCGATCACCAGCTGCCCGGCGGCGAGATCGGTTTCCTCGTTCTGCGCGGGATCGAACCATGCGCGGGCGCCGATCAGCTTCTCCTGCCGCACCAGGCGGCGGAAGCGGGCGTTGATCGTCTCCACGATGTCTTTCACCAGCGTCTTGGTGAGGGGCTTGTCGATCGCCCAGGTGAGCCCTTCGGCAATCTCGTCCTTCAGCACCTGCGCGGTGCGGGTGGCGCTTTCGAAGGCGAACAGCGGTTCGTCGCTCAAGGTGCGATTGCCCCAGAAGCGATAGCCCTCGTGCCGCACCAGGGTGACGATGTTGGCGTCGTTGAGCAGCTTGGCGGCGGTGTCGCCGCCCAGGATGTCGACGCTGACATCGCGATCGAGGCCGGTGACACCGGCAACGGCGACGTTGGACAGCGTCTTGTGCCACCCGATCTCCTGGTCGATCTTGGCGCGCAGGCCCAGCGCGCGGGCCACCGTGTCGCCATCGAAATCGGCGGCGAACTTCGGCCAGATCAGCATCAGTTCGCGATCGGAGAATTCCTCGGCATAGGTGATCGCGTCGGCTACATCGTCACCCTCGGCCTGGGCGTAGACCATGGCGCGCAGCTGCTTGGCGATGGGCAGCAGCTCGGCCACCACTTCCTGGCTGTCCAGCCCCGGCACGCCCAGGATGCGCGGGCGAATGCCCAGCTGCGCCTGCGCGGCCAGGAACGCCTGCATGCCGGTGTAGACGTTCTCGCCCGTCACCGTGCCGATCAGCTTGGCGATCTGGTCTTCCTCGGCCGTCACCGGGTTTTCCCCGCCCACCGCCACGCCCACGGCAACGCGCACCACGATGATCACCGGGCTGCACTGGTCGGCGATGGCCTCGAGCGCGGGCTTGAGCGTGCCGCCGGTGCCCGCTTGGCCGATGGCCTTGCGGATGTCCGTCACCAGCACCGGCGTATCGATGGGGAAGGCATCGTCCAGCGCATCGGCCACCGGGCCTGCCGTCGCCGTTGCGGTGCAAAGCAGGCCGATGATCGCGGTGCTGATCGGATTGATCGCGCGCGTGCCCACGGTGAGTTCGTTGACCTTGATGCCGTGCAGTTCGGGCATGGGTAAGCTCCTGTCAGTTTGCGGGCATTGGCGTGGCGCCGCCCGCGCGGATCGGAATGGAAAGGACGATGCGGCTGTTGGGGCTGGGCAGGTCGGTTCGCTCGCCCTCGATCGTGATGGTGGCCTGGCCGGAGTCGCCGGCCTCCATCCGCACCCGCTTCACCGTGATGCGCGGCTCCCACCGGCGCAGGGCAATGGCGGTGGCGGCATAGGCCAGCAGGCGGGTGGCGCCGGTGAGGGGCTGGTCGATCAGCTCGAACAGCATGGAGCCGTAATCGCGCCGCATCACGCGGCTGCCGATGGGCGTGGAGAGGATGTCTCCGATTGACTGGGCAAGGTGCTCCGCGCCGTCCAGCACGGTGCCGGCGAAGCGATTCATGCCGGTGAGCTGGCCGGTCATGCCGGCGGCCCCGAGCTGCCGCTGCCGGCGGTGACGCCGGTGTGGGTGTGGTTCTCCAGGCTCACGCCGGCGCCGGTGACGTCGCCGGTCGCGTCGATCGAGCCGGTGGCGTTGGTATCGCCGTCGATATCGACATCGCCGTCCATGGCAACGTTGCCCTCGCTCGTCACATCGGCCTTGATCGAAACGCCGCCCGTCATCACGAATTCCGCCGACGCGCCCTCCGGCCGGGGGATGGCGGAATGGGGGGCCTCGGG